CGGATCGCCTACCTAAACTTCCGAAAGACATCGTCAAACCTACGATCGTAACAGGCGTTGAAGCGCTTGGTCGTGGTAACGATCTCAACCGTTTGGATATGTTCCTCGCCGGAGCGAACCAAGTGGTCGGGCCTGAAGCGGTCGCTCAATACGTCAATGTAGGAGACTACTTCAAACGACGTGCAACCGCGTTGGGAATCGAGACCGATGGATTGATTAAGTCCGACGAAGAAATACAAGCGGCGATGCAACAGGCGCAACAGCAAGAGATGATGATGAAGCTAGGCGCACCCGCCGTCGGCCCCGCGATAAACGCGATGGCTAACAACCAACAACAACAACCAAGTGAACAATAAACGATATGGCAGATTACCAAAAAGTAGAAATAAACGAACCAGCTCCTAACGAGATTGAACCCGATCAACAGCAAGCAACGGAGGTTGAAGAACCTCAAGCACAGCAAGAACGCCCAGAATGGTTACCAGAGAAGTTTGATTCAGCGGAAGCAATGGCAAAAGCCTACGGCGAACTCGAATCAAAAATGGGAGCAGGGGCTAAAGAAGAAGAACAACAACAAACAGAAGAACAACCAAAGGCGGAAGAAGTAGACGAGCCTACAGCCGCCGCTCAAACTTTAATAGAAGACGCCTCAAAAGAGTTCTTCGAGAACGAAGGTAAGCTCAAAGAAGAGACGTATGAAGCGTTAGCAAACGCAGGTCTTAGCCGCGAGTTAGTCGATGGTTATGCCCGTGGACAAGCCGCTCTTCAAGAGATGGAGTCCACGCAGATACAGTCCGCCGCTAACGGCGACTACGACGCGATGTCCGAATGGGCAGGTAAGTCGTTGAATGACAACGAGATGAACGCGTTTAACGAGGTCGTTAACAACGGCACAGTCGATCAAGCAAAGCTCGCTGTAAGCGGTTTGTATGCGCGTTACCAAGCGGAGAACGGCGGTTCTCAACCGAAGCTGGTGACGGGCAAGACGACGGGCACATCAACGATGCCCTTCCAATCGATGCAAGAAGTCAGTCGGGCGATGAAAGACCCTCGATATAAGAGCGGTGACAAGGCGTATCACGACGAAGTCGACCGCCGACTAATGGTATCTAATATTTAACTATGTTCGAACTGTTGACGTTGTTTCTGACAGGCGGTGGAAGTGCCGCAATGGGAAGCGTTTTAAAAGGCGTGTTCGGTATGCTGTCGGATTCACGTCAACAGAAGTTCGAAATCGAGATGGCGCGGGAGACGCGTAACAATGAATATGCAATCCAATTCCAACAGAGTCTTAACAGCGGTGAAGGCGGCGCTTTTACTCGCGCTACTAGGCGGATGCTCGCACTCATCGGAATGGGAACGTTATCCTTCATCACCTGTATCACCGCCATCTACCCAAGCGTTCCCCTCGTTACCCTCTCAAACATTACAGGCGAAGGACGCAACGAGTTCCTATTCGGACTCCTCTCTTTTCAAGCGGCACAAGCCCCTATGGTTGTTACAACAGGACATATCGCACTCTTTCAAGCGACCGTTGTCCTCCCGATGATCGTGGGCTTTTACTTCACACCCGGAGGTCGCCGATAAACACTTTTAGACGAAGCCAACGACAGCCCCGTGCGCGGGACAACTGACCGACAAAGCGACGACTAATACCTAACATCAACAATAATCCTAAAATAAGGAACATTAATTATGGCTAATGGAGACACCTCTCCCTCACGCGTCGGTCAGATTAACTCAGCCGGAGACGTTGACGCTCTCTTTCTGAAGAAATTTGCTGGCGAAATCTTAACAACGTTCGAAGAGAATAACGTATTCAAACCTCTTCACACTATCCGTACCATCGAGAACGGTAAAAGCGCGCAGTTCCCTGTCACAGGTGTAGCTTCCGCTAACTACTACACTCCCGGTCAGAACATCGCAGACAGCGGTAACAGCTATCTGAGCGACATCAAGAAGAATGAAGTTGTCATCACTATCGACGACGTGCTTCTCGCTTCTTCGTTCCTCAGTTCTATCGACGATCTCAAGAACCATTACGACATTCGTAGCGTCTACGCTTCCGAGTTGGGTAAAGCTCTTGCTATCCGTTTCGATACCGCCATCGCTAAGGTGTTCATCGCCGCCGCTCGTTCCGCCGCTAATGTAACTGGTGGAAAAGCAGGTCAAATCGTTGACTTGTCAGGTAACGTCCTTACCGACAATGCTGATGCCGGAGATGACGGAGACAACACCGATCCTACAGGTGCAGAACTTGTAGCCGGATTGTTCACCGCCGCTCGTGGTCTTGATGAGAACGACGTTCCTGAGTCCGATCGCTTCTGCGTTCTCCGTCCTGCTGAGTATTATAAGCTCATCACTGGCGGTAGCGGAGCATTGACCATCGCTTCTTCCGCCGTCAATAAAGACGTAGGAGGCGCAGGTTCACTCGCATCTGGAACCGTTCCTCAAGTGGCAGGTATCAACATCCTCAAGTCCACTCACATTCCATCCACCGACTTGTCGGGAACAGCTACCGGTGACGGAGCCGCTTCCAACGACGTGTTCGGAGGTAGCGGAAGCGGATACAACGGCGACTTCTCGAAGACCGTCGGAATCGTATCTCACCCTTCGGCTGTTGGAACCGTGAAGCTTCTCGATCTCGCGACTGAATCCGAGTATCAGATGGAGCGTCAAGGAACTCTCTTTGTAGCTAAGTACGCTATGGGACACGCACCTTTGCGTCCTGAGTGCGCTATCGAGTTACAGAAGTAGTCCTTTTGTTTGGTTGTGTTGCGGAGGCGAGGTTTTCATTCGTTTTGCCTCGTCTCCGCTCACCTCCAACTATATAACCTAAATAAACTATGGCACTTACCACGAAGCTAGAAGCAGTAAACACGATGATCGGTGTAGTAGGCGAATCGCCTGTTAACACCATTAGCGGAAGCAGTGTTCCCGTATCCGTCGTGACGGCCCTTAACGTGCTTGATGAAGTCAATCGCGAGGTACAATCCGAAGGTTGGCACTACAACACCGAGTACGAATATCCGTTGGTAAGAAACGCCTCAAACAAATTCACACTGCCAAACAACGTCCTGAAGATCGACACGCCGATCGATAAGTACACCGACATAGACATCGTTCAACGCGGGTCTACTTTGTACGACAGGAAAAACCACACCGACGTCTTCACTCAAGACTTAGACGTCACTATAACTTTTGAATTAACCTTCGAAGAACTACCACAACAGTTCCGAAGTTACATAACGATTAGAGCGGCACGTAAGTTCGCTAATCGCTTTCTCGGCTCGCAGGAGATTGAAAGCTTTACCCTTCGTGACGAGATTAATGCGAAGGCTACAGCGGTCGACAGCGACAGCGAGAACGCGGATAGAACGATCTTTGATAACTACGACGTTAAACGCGTCATTGATCGCTAATGCCTTTAATCACTACATCCGTACCAAACCTCGTTCAGGGTGTTTCGCAACAGCCCGACAATCTGAGGTTCCCCGGTCAGGCGGAAGAACAAGTAAACGCTTTTAGCTCCGTTGTGGACGGGCTTACCAAACGCCCACACACCGAGCATATAGCCGCGTTAGGAGTCACGCTTGAAAACGACGCTTTAACGCATTTTGTCGATCGTGACGCTTCTAACAAGCACGTCATGGTGTTTAATCATTCTGGCGGTACGACTTCGTTAAACATCTTTAACACCGCTGATGGCGCGTCCATAACGACGACTGTAAGCGCAGACGCACAGACCTACTTAAACGGCGCTACAGACCCGTTAAGCGATCTTAGAGCGTTGACTATCGCTGATTACACTTTCGTAGCAGACACAGGTAAGACCGTCGCTATGGCAGGTACGACTTCAACCGCGCTTCCAAACGAAGCCATCGTATTTGTTAAGCAGGGCAACAGCGGGACGGACTACAACGTCACTATCAACGGTGCTACCGCAACCACGGCTGGACCTGCCGATCATAAGTCGACGACTATCGCATCGGCTTTAGCGACGGCTATAGCGGCTTTAGCTGGCGTTACATCCGCTACCGCTAACGGGTCAGTTGTTAAGATTGTTATGTCGAGCGACTTGAACATCACCGTCGACGACTCGCTTTCAAACACGGGCTTAGGTCTTGTGTATAAGGCAGTTACAGCAATCACCGATCTGCCGATCAAGTGTTTCAACGACTCACGTGTCAAAGTCAAAGGCGACGTGGAACTCGTTCAAGACGACTACTACGTTAAGTTTGCGACTAAAGACGGAGCGACGTTTGGCGAAGGTACTTGGATCGAGGACGTCGGTTATGGCGTTACGACGACGCTTGATAACACGACCATGCCGATTCAGATCGTTCCGACTTTCACAGGTAGTTCGATTACTTCCTATGCGGTTGATGTAGCGACTTTCACGAACCGTCTTGTCGGCGATACAGACACCAACCCCAACCCGTCCTTCGTCGGTAAGACGATCAACGACATCTTCTTCTTTAAGAACCGTTTAGGCTTGTTGACCGACGGAGCCGTCATCTTTTCCGAGGCTGATGAGTATTTCAATTTCTTCAGGACAACCGTCCTATCGCTTTTGGACAGCGCTCCCATCGACGTTGGAGTCGCACACACCAAGGTATCGACGCTTAAACACGCTGTACCATTCCAAGAGAAGCTCATTCTATTCAGTCCCCAGTCGCAGTTCGTACTAAGAGGAACCGACTTACTCACGCCTAAGACCGTCAACATCTCGCCTATAACCGAGTACAACGTGTCTAGCGGCGTCAAACCCCTCGCTCTTACCAACTACGTATACTTCACGTTCCCACGCGATCAGTACGAAGGTATGTACGAGTTCTACGTCGACAAGGACACCGATGTCTTTGACGCTTCTGAGATCACCGCTCAAGTCCCTACCTATGTTCCGTCGTCCTTACGACAGCTTGTGGGTACGCCTAGCGAGGACGTCATAGTCGCGTCTTCAACGGACGATCTAAATAAGCTGTATGTGTATCGTTACTTCTGGCAGAACCGTGAGAAGATACAATCGGCTTGGATGCGCTTTGACTTCGCTAAGGACATCGTAGGAACCGGGTTTATAGACAGCGATCTATTCGTCGTTACAA